TGTCTGCGTTGACCCCACCCTCAAACGCGCCGAAGCCTTCTAGGTTTGTGCCGTACTTACCCACTCTTACTCTCCTTGAATGAGGCCGCGCAGCCCCTTGAGGTACTGCCTGCGGAAGTCTGCCTGAATCTGATACTGGACTTGGTAGGTGCCGCCACCCTCTGCGAAGGTCATCGTCACGGTGGGGATGTAAAGAATAGCGGCAGAGAGGTCGAGTGCTGGAGCGGTGAGCTTCACATACTGCCCTGGCAGCCACGCCTTGACGAGCGTATAGGTTGCAGCTGCGGTCAGCGCGTAGCCCTGAGTCAAGCCGTACTCCCAGTCTGGCGCAGAAGTCTGCGACAGGTCGCCACCGGCAATGGTGAACGAGACGGTGCGTACTGGCTTGCCGCGCGTCACCATCGTTGCACGAGCGAGCGATCCGATGGTCGCGCCGCGATCCGCCTTGGCGACGATCTTTGGCGCGCTGAACACTTCGTGCGGCAGAGGACCGCTGCGGCTCGCAAGGCCAGCGCCGTCGCGGCTGAAGGTGCCTGTGTAGGTTCGGAAGTATGGGTCGTTGGTCGGAGCCGTGGGCCAAGTCTGGTTGCTGTCGTAGCGCGCATAGGCTGAGTCAGCCTGGACAAAGATTCCCTTGACGATGTCCGAGTGGTCGAGATTGACTGTGAGATCGCGCGCCAGCAGGCGCGTCACGGTGGAGCCGCTCCCAGTCTGCACGCTTGCAGGATCGGTGACGATCTCTGCCGGTGCCGTGGCGTAGGTCGGCGCTACGGTCTTTGGTCCGTAGTTCAGTCGCCCATCGGTATCAACAAAGTAGCGGTACTGAATGTCAGCGATGCCGCCAGCTGCCTCAGCGACCTGATCCAAAGCGCTTTGCAGCGTGGATGCCTTGAAGGTCTGCTTGCCAATGGTCTGCGCGGAGCCTGTGTAGATCGCGCGCGTAGCTCCGCTGATGACGGCTGTGTTGAGGATCTCGCGTGTGGTCGAGTCGTTGACCTGCGTGTTCACGCGAGCCAGCAAGCCGTTGATGATGTCGCGGTCAGTTGATGTGGACGCTCCGAGCGTGAACGAGTCCACGAATGAGGTGGCGCGGATGCCTGTCTTGCCGTTGCGGATGATGGTCTTTTGCAGCCAGCCGTCTGCATCCTCAACGCTAACGGTTGCGCGCGATCCTAGGCCGTTCTCCAGCATCCGCGCATCAATGCCGGTCACATAGCCAAGGAAGATTGGTGACGAGACGCTGTAGCGGCTGTCAAAGAACTGGACGCGCGCATTGTCGTGTACTGCGCCAGAGCGCCACCACGGTCCTGCCACTGGGGTCTTGGTCTCAATCACATCGAACTGCATTGAGCCGCCGTTGCCATCGCCTGAGAGCGTGAGCGTCAGGCTGCCAAGGTCAACATATGGTGTGGTTAGCGCGCTCGGAGCTGGAAGGTCAAGAAGGTTCGCGCCGCTGTCAACGCCAGCGACGATGAGGCTGAATGGGTTCGCCATTTAGCGTCCGCGCTTGAAGGTGCCTGTTCGGTTGATCGAGTCAGTCACGACGGTGTCAACCTTCCCAGTGCCGATGAAGATGTTGTTGGTGATTGGTCCGTTAGGCCCAAAGCTTGATGGAACTCCTGACACAGCCAACTTATCCACACCGAGCGCCTTCAATCCAAGAGCCAAGCCGAATGGCAACGCGGCTGCACCAGCGATTGCAGCTCCGCCAAATCCAGCTACGGCTCCTGCTCCTCCGGCAAGTGCCGCACCTGCGGCAGCGCTTCCTGTGGAAGCAGCAGCCATTGCCACACCAAACTTCGTGACTGCGCCTGCGACAATCTGGTTTGTGATTGCGGTTGCTAGAGCAAGTGGGATTTGAGCCAAGATGTTTGCAACAACAAGCGCAGTGAATGGGTCCATACCATCCTTGAGCAAGTTGGCTGCGATTGCGCCTTTGAGTCCACCAAAGGCTGCGCCGATGCCAGTGACCAGCAGCGTAATCGAGCCGCCTGGTCCAAGCAGAGAATCAGCGCCCTTGCCGATGGCGCCGATCTTATCAACGAACTGCTCCACCTTGATGATGGCCTTTGGGAACTCAGCCTCAAACTGACCCATCAGCATTGGCAGTTTGTCAAGGATCTTTGTCACGAGCTGATCAGCGAAGCGTTGGAGCTTAGGAGTCAACGCGGTGATGACGCCAGAGAAGCGCTCCATATACGGAGCCAGACCCTTGAAGAGTCTGGTGACGGCTGGCAGGAAGGCTGCGCCGAACTGCTCTTTGAGTTCTCCTGCCTGGATTGCCACAACGCTGAACGATCCTTCCAGCGTGTCGGCATAGGCGGCCGCGCTGCCCTTGGTCTTGGCAAGGATTGCGTTGAGCGCCTTCTGGCCGCTGATCGTCTTGGCGTTGATACCGAGCGTCTTGAGCAGCTTGCTGCCGTTGCCCTGGAACGCCTTACCCACAGCGATGGTTGCATCTGCAAGAGACATACCGGTGGCGCGCGACAGCTCCATTGCGACATTCTGAATCTTTGTCGCCTGCGAATACTTCTTGGTGAATCGTGTGCTTGCCTCAATCGATGCTCGGACCTCATCGTCGGTGAAGGCGAGTTTCTGACCAGCGATGATCTGCCGCTCTACCGCAGCCAGAACGCTATCAGTGCCGAGCTTACGCGCCTTTAGGGCTGCGGTCAGCTTTGCGGTAGCGGCTTCGTCTGCTGCTGCACCCTTGATCGCCGAGACCGTGAACGCGCCAACCCCTGCCGCTACACCGGCAATGCCCAGTGCAAGTTTGCGGAAGTCTGCGCCGATTTGGCTGGCTGTATTGCCAAGGGTTCCAAGCGCCTTGTTGACGGTCTTGATGTTTTTAGACGCGGCATCACGAGCGCTAATCGTTGCATTGACTGCGATGTTAGCCATTGCTTACTCCTACCCTGCTCGCAGGTTCGACATATTTGGGCTGATGCCAAAGACCGCTGCATCTGCCCTGAGACGCTCGTTGCGCGCTGATCGAGAGATCGCTTTGATCTTGTCGTTGGCTTCTACGCGTCGCTTACCCTCAGACTGGAGAGGGGTGAGTGGGCCGACAAAGTCCGGCTTGTTCCATTGGCGGAGCGCCTGCTCCTGTTGGAACTTGGTCGCGGTGCCGTTGGCGTACTCAATCTCTAGACCGAGTACCTTGGCGCGCATCGCCTCATCGTTGAGCAAGAGAACGATGGTCTTAGACATCGCGTCCTTGGCTAGTTGGATATTAGCCTCTACTGCCTCAATCACGAAGTTGTTGCCACGAGTTCCTGGATGCTCAATGAACTTGCGATCAGAGAACAAGTTGGCGGCAGTCACCTTAGGGATGGTGTGTGGCTTGGTTCCCTTGACGACGAACCACGCATACCAGGCGTACTTCTTCCCAGCTACAGGACCGACGATTGCGCCTGGTCGAGTGATGCGTGAGCGACGGCCGCGCACGCTCTTGGCAAGTCCGCCGAGATCCGTAGGAGCCTTCTCGCGTACCGGCTTGGCAAGCGCACGAGCTGCGTTCACCGTGGCGAACTGCTCTAGCTTGCGAACACCCTTCCAACCGAGAGAGTTGAGGAACGCCTTCTGAAGCGCTTCAGCCTCAGCGCGGACATTGCCCTGAAGTTCAATCTCTACGGCAGCCTTGGCCACTTACTTGCTCCTTGGTTGAATCTCGCAATACAGACCCCAATAGGTCATTAGGTCTTCAGCGGTTGCTGTCTTCAGTATCTCCCAAGGTGGCACTCCGTAGGCGGTGCCGAGTGTGTGCGCGATGATCTCTGGGCTGGTCACCACGACTGACTGTCCGATAGACAGCCGCTTGGCTTCCAGCCTTACGCGTTTGGGAGTGCTGAGATTGCGGTTGCCCACTTCTCCATCGATGCCGTAATGGCAGTGACTGGAGCGTCAAGGATGTCATCGGTGGCGTTGCCCTCAATGTCCTTGAAGTTGTGGCTTACAACCAACTTAGCGAAGGCTGCGAACTGGACGGCCGTGTCGCCCTGTAGGTCAATCAGGATGCGAGCGCTTACATTGCGTCGCAGCTCAATGATCCAACCGGCAAACGCGCCGTCTAGTTCAATCTTCACCGTGTCCATATTGGTCCTCCTACTAGCGCCCTAGGCGCTGCTCTTTATGGCGCTGTCGCCAGTGGCGAATCGATCACGATCTCAAGCGACTTGCCTGAGGTCACATCGTATGCCAGTCGGCAGGTCACTTCGTTTACGACCACGCCTTCGTTATCGGCTGAGAGAGGAACGATGTTCTCAATCTCCCACGAGCCAAGAATCCACACGCCGTAGCTGTCGGTCGTTGTGCCGAACAATCTCAGGTACTTCTGGGTGGCAATGTCGGTGATTGGGAAGGTCGTTCCGGCAGCTGCATTGCTCGCAACCGTGAAGGTCAGCGTTGCATCAAGCACACCAGTCAGCGCAGCGGTAGCGGCCGTCAGGCTGCCATCAAGCGCCGTGACCATCCCCACGCCTGTCGTGATCGACAGGTTGAAGTTGTAGATCGAAGCGTAGGCGGTCGCGCCTGTACCAGCCTTGTCAGGAAAGTTGGTGTCCGTGCTGAGCTTCATCAAGCGCCCAGCCAAGAATGGGTTGGCAGGAATCGCCGTAGGGAAGGCAAGCACAGAGGTCGCAGCAGTTGTTGCAGCGAAGGTTGCGCCAGCCTGGAGCAGGCCGTTAGCGTCTGTTGACAGAGTGATCTCCGTCGGAGCCGCGTCGCGCACGAGATACTTCTGCACGCCATCCTCAACAAGGAAGGAGTAGAAGACGAGCGTGTCGACATCGCCCTGTGTTGGCGACCAAGTCCAGGTGTATGGCCCAGCGCCAGTGGTCGTTGCGCCAATCGCATCGAACATCAATGGCAGGGTTCGCATCGAAGCAGGACCCTCAGCGATGGTCAGGATTGGAGCCTTGCCGGTAATGGTTGGCTGGCTCGCCTGAATGGCGGTGCGCTTGCCAACGGATACGGTCTCGCCAAGGTCAACGGTCACGCCCAAGTCGAGCGAGCCGATCGTTTCGTTGAAGAGGATCTCGCCAGTGGCGGTGCCGATTGAAGCTGCGGTTCCGAAAGCGGCCTGCGACGCAGTAGCGATACGCGTCAGAGCCTTTGCGCCGAAGGTTGCCATCTAAGTTCTCCTTGCTCTAGGCGGTGAACGCCACGGTGTCTAGCACCGTGACTTCCGCAGCTGCCTGAACCGTCAGGTAATCCTGATCGGCGTAAGTATCTGTGCCGAGTGTAGTACCGGTGACTGTCACCTGCGCGGCGTTTCCACTAATCGTCACAGCCCCATCGAACACGGTGCGTAGCCACGCTCGCCAAGTGTAGAGGTCACGGTACTTCTCATCCATCCGTGGGATGGGGAGAAGGTAGATGACGATGTTGACCGTCAGCACCGTGGTGCGGTTGCCGTTGCCGATGCTGATCTGGTCGCC